GATTCAGAGAAATATAGAGAAGAAATGCGGAGAGTCTATAGAGATATTAGTAAGATAAAACTAGAACGTATGGAGAACAATCGCGCTATTTGGGGATTACGTTATGCATATCGGAACAATGAAACAATGCCGACACCGACCACTGACGTGCGTCGTGTATTTACGATCGGTTGCCCCATTAATGGCTGCAAAGGATTTGTCAATGGAAAAGATTGGAATTGTGGGATATGTCGTTACTACGTATGTAAAGTGTGTCATGAACCGATTGGGGAGGAGAAAAATATAGCTCATACATGTCGCGATGAAAATATTGAAACGGCTAAAATGATAAAGAAGGAGGCACGTAGTTGTCCTGGGTGTTCTACACTCATCTATCGCATCAATGGGTGTTCGCAGATGTGGTGCACACAATGTCATACTGCGTTTGATTGGAATACGGGACAAATTGAGAAAGGTCTGGTGCATAATCCACATTTCTATGAATACCAGCGCCTGAATCAAGTCGTGCAAGTAAGAGATCCAGGAGATGTGCCTTGTGGTATGGTTACATATCGTTCTCTCTTGAACTATTTTGAGCGGTTTGATTTAGATGAAGAATATAGGGATTCCATTAGTGATTTGCATCGTGTGAATATACATATTCAAATGGTGGAACTGCCACGATATCGTGTGCAATTCTTTGTCAATACAAACTTGGATCTACGTGTGAAATTCTTGATGAACGAAATTACAGAGACGGAATTCAAACGAAAGCTACAAATAAGTGAGAAAAATAAGTATAAGAAGCGAGATATCTTTATGGTGTTGGAAATGTTGATGCATACCATGAATGACATGTTTCGCAATCTGATCGGTGACGATATTCCTGAAGGTGATGACGACGAGGACGAGGATGGTGGTCAGGTTGCAGCTGCCGCGCCGGTACATGTAGCGTTGGCTCCAATAGAAGATTGCATTATTCACTGGCTATCACAAGTTGAAAACCTTCAGAAATATACAAATAAATATCTAGAGAAAATCTCCAAACGCTACGATTGTGTAGTGCCTTATATAAATAAACACGAAGTCCGATCATTTAAGTATTAAAAGCACACGGCGAACTTCTTCAGTGAATCGTTCTTTTTCATTTGCAATAGCGATACGATAAGGCTCTTGTTTTTTATAATATTTTTCATAATTGTTATCTTCAAATATGTGTTGGATCAGTTTAAAAAGTTCCGCACTATCCTCTACTTTTTCTTCAATCGGAATATCTATGGCATTGGCTGCGGCACCGGCCTTATTGGTTATTACGACACAACCAGCGAGGGCAGCTTCTCTGGGCAACCGATCCTGACCTGGGTGTGAGCCCAAATCTATATAGATCTTACATCCTTGCAGGGTTGTATGTAGCTCTTTCTTGCTTAGCCCGATCAGAGGAACCAGATAATCAGGATGCACAAGCGTTGGGAGCATGGTATCCTTTGTCGGATTATAGGCTATTTTATTGGCACGATGGGAGGAGGGAGCCGGCAACGCAAGCGGTCGGGTATAATCATGTAGCATAAATGTCCGAACTGTATCCGGGAAATGTTTCATTACCGTTGCAGAGGCATACTCGGATTGAAATAAATGCGTCACTTCGGGCTGTTTCAGATTTTCATAAAATGTATTAAATTGGAGAGCGTTATTGATAGATAACCACCAGATAGCTACACGTATTGCACAGAAAGGCGGCAACTGTCTCTTTGTATAAATTTCAGGCAGGATAATCATATGTGCGGAGTCATCTTCAATTTCTGTAAATGCGGCCTCTTTTAGGTGTGGGTAGTCATCTGCATACAATAGGGGCAGGGCAGTAGCAGGAGCAGGGGCGGCGGGCTTATTTAAATAGACCATATAGGCCTTGACCGCACTCAACTGATTTATCTCATTGCATAACTGATGCATGGCTTCTGGGCCGCCTGTTTGGACATATGGACACAAGATATAGCATTTCATGTAGCTATAGTGATTATTCTATTGGGTTTAAATATTTTTCATTTTATTGTTCTTTTCCAAAGCTCGTCTGGATGCGATAGATAGTGCGATTGCATGATGCGATAGATTTCATAATTATAGTTTTTTAGGGTGGCGAATAAGAGCATATTTCTCTGTTGGAGTTTGGTATGCATTGGGTGGTTCAATAATTTTAGAATATTAAATAGGGACATATTAAACCAATAGATATTATTGGATGCGCTCCCCACCATGGTATAATTAATATCCTCTTGGATCCTGCATGCATGCTTTTGTTTTAGGGCTATTTTTAATGTATAACTCTCCTTATAATAGAGTTTATCTTGCAATAGATAGATGGTGTCGCGCACCATTTTCATAGGAGGATACGATAGGCAATTAGATATCTTTCGGTTGAACATATAGATATTGTATTCCAATAGATAAATAGAGACGGCTTTGATAAATTCCTCTTTAAATTCTCTAAGAAGCAACCTCCATATGTATTTGATAGAACGCTTGGAATAGTCTGAGTGATTGTATAAGAAAGTTAGACTCTGAATAACCTTTAACAAAGAGAGTTTCTTGTTAATGTATATACAATGAATAAACAAATGATACAGATATCCTTTCCCAAGGAAGTCTCTTAGATTCTGTGCGTTTTCAATGACATTAACGAGGCGCTGATGGATATTAATATGCATCCGTTTCATAAACGAATTCTCCAAATATTGATTCACTTTCTTTGTCTGCTTGGTCTCTTTTAGAAAGTCATAATGGTGCTTTTTTGGCGAAAGAATGTTCGTAAAAATATTGGAGATATAGGTCGTAATATTATCTTCCAATTTGAACGTATTATACGTTAAATCTTCTTCCGACGTATATGCATATAAGCATCTATATAGGGCAGGCGAACAATACTGATAGGCGTATAGAAAAGCGCCGGGGCTATTACGCACGTAATATATACCATAATACTGTAGCCAATTTACATTAGCGAGGGCGTGCAAGCCAGCACGATGACGGGAAGGGGATTCACAATAAAAACGTTGGATAGCTTCTAGAAGAGCAGCGTCTGACCAGCGACCGAGTGCATTCATAGAGAGCGCAATGTTAAATCCGTCACCAAAGGTATATTTGCCCTCTTCTAGTAGCTTATCCAAATGGATATCCGTGCTGGCAAACTTCATCCGATGGATATTAAATGTATGCGGTATGTCTCTATAGTTAAATATAGGATGTGTCACAATAAAATTATAATTCTGATACTCTATAAGCCACTGATAGATGGCTTCTGCATTGTTTTCCACATTGCGTACGGATTTAAATATGTCTAGATTTTTAGTAACAATATAAATAAATTCACGTTTTATAATGCCTTTATAATAGGCGTTGAGTTCTGGATTGGGATAATCTAGGGCAAGTGAATAGTTGCTTTTTTCTAGATCTAAATGAAAGGAATCGTTGTCAAGTGCCTCTAGAATGCTACGGATAAGTGCGGGTTGAATGATATTTTCTGCAATACCAAAGGTATGAATCATTCCGCGATCCAATGGGTAAATATAAATGCGATTCAATATATGCAGCTCTACGATTTTCATGGTTACATTACTTATACTGTATTATGCTGTTATCTTTATGTTCATAAAAGAGTTGGTCAGGGACACATTCTCTTCCCGAGAAAATTCTTCAATGATATCCATATACTTGGGCGGGATCTTCATCAAGTAACATTGGTCGACCTTAATATACTGTTGATCAAATATGTCATATTTATATATGGTTAAATATTGACTGTATAATTCATAGTAATAGTTGTCGCGGAACAATGTTTTTGGCATTCCTTTATTTTAACACTCCTTTTATTTTTAACTACTGAGAAAGAAAGATGCGTGCCCTAGTGGTTTTATCCTCCTTTCTTGTGGCTATCACTTTTCTTGGGGCGGCGGTTTATTCCTATCTACCGATTCGTATAAACCCATGGTTGTATGCGTGGTTATGGTTTAACTTGTGGATTGCTATCTATGAAATTTATATTGTATTTCATCGGAAAGAATTAACGAGAGAGAAATGCCAACCGGGATTCTGGCAAAGGGAGGCAGGTAGCTACTGGGGATTCTGGAAAGATGCTTGGAACGAATATACCTGCTATGCCGATGAACGCTACTTAGAACCGAGTAACTTTGTCTTTCTCATTGAGTTTATCAATGCAGTGCTCATTGTCTGCTTATGGGTCGCCCTTATGGCTCAGAGTTCAGCATGGGTATATATTTTGTTACTCATTCAAGCCTATCACTGTGGTATATATTTTATTTCACTCTTACATTCACGTCGGCATATAAATACATCGTATCCCATAAAGACGACCGCTTATTTATTGATTTCGGCGCTTTGGTTATTCGTTCCCCTGGTGCTGTTTTTTTCATATAGCTAAAGTAAGTAGAAAATAAATGATACCCACTTTTTCGGATAAAAAGGATCGGAAAGAGGCTAAGAAATCGCTACGCGATACATACTCGGATCATCCGCGACCCGTGCCACAAAAAATAAAGGACTATGAGTTAAAAGAATATTTTATTACATTGGATTCAAGGGATCGGGATCGGACCGTCTGGCCATCGGCAAGTCAATACCAAGTTAAAATGCAGCCCGAAGATACCTTTCAGGGAGCGACATTGGGACGCGCTTTTAAAAACGTGCGTAGCATTGAAGTCATGACCGTGCAATACCCGAACACATTGAGCGTCTTAGACCAAATGTATTTATTTCTATGTTTTCCAGAGGTGGATGGTGTCTATGAAGCGACCAATGTGACTGGGAATAAGGCATTGGCTAAATTGGTGGCGACCTCGTTGATCGGAAACTATGTTTATATAGAATTTCCTCATCAGAATCGTCCGCGGCGGCTATTTCCTGGTAAGGGTGCGCGTTTGGATAAATTAACGCCAGAATTTAGAACGTTTGATGGGTCTATTTTTAACTTTGGTGCGGACACGGTGCCTCCGCTCGCATGCGATCCGAAACTACAAACCAGTATTACGTTGCGAATCATTGTGCAAATTCCGAACACTTTATAATAAGATATAATAGATAAGAATAGAATGTATGGGCATCCTGTTAGAGTATTGAACGACCCCTTGAATTCCATTTCTACTATTTATTACCAGGGGGCGGCCGTTACAGATAACAATCCTCTACCGGTTAGTTTGGGTGACGATACTATTACTATTACTGGCGATATTACCATTCCGGCGACGATTAGTGTAGCGAGTAGTGCGTCCAATCCAGTGCATGTGCATGTCACTGAAATTAGTGCGCCTGTGACATTGCCACCTGGCAGCAATACCATTGGCTATGTGGGTGTGAATGGTATCGTGCCTGTGTCGTTGTGCAATTTACCACTTAGTTCATATTTAGTAAGGTCTTTACCAGCAGGTAGCAATACCATTGGCTACGTGGGTGTGAATGGTATCGTGCCTGTGTCGTTGTGCAATATAGAAATCGGCACTTACTTGACGAGGGCTCTGCCCGCCGGTAGCAAT